ATGACCACTACTTCTCATTTTTCGCCGCGCGGACCTTTCATATTTGCCTGTATTGTCGTTATGACCGGCGGCGCTGTTCGGATTCTTATAGCACACCCTCCGCCCATTCCCCCGCAAACCATCATGCAGCCCGCATTACAAAAACCGTCCCCTAAAGCTCTCCCGAAAGCTTCTCCAAAGCCTTCTCCACCCGCGCAGCCATTGCTACCGCCAAAGCCAACCTACACGATCACGCCAATAAGCCCAACGTCAGGCGCGATCGACGATTTTTCGCTGATCCTCCGGGAGTGTCACCACACCGACGATGCAATTTGGTGTTCTGCACAAGTCACTAATCTTACTGACGCGCGGGCGCTGCTCCAAACTGGATCTTTGGGTAATTCGGTGGACGATGAAGGGAATTCCGCGCAAGTAATGTTTAGCGCCATTCAACAATCCCTCATACCTGGGGTGGCAACAAATTTACAGTTTCGAATCTACGATAAACATCAGTCGGCAAAATCCGTGAATCTGGACCTGCTTGTTGATTGGGAGATCGACCGTGCCAGCTACCACCGCCTTATTTATAAGGATGTCCCTGTCCAATGAAATATAAGCCGTCATTCACCGATCAACTACCCAAAAGAACTTTTCTCGATCGCAATACTCCGCAACCATTTATTTCGTACCACAATCCATCCGCTCGGCCACTCGAAATTCCCGCCGCCGTCCGATCCGAAGCCGTGTATATCGCCGGGAACCCAGGTTCTGGAAAAAGCTCGCTTCTCCAGCACATGATCCTTCACGACATTTGTGAGGAACGCGGGGTTTGTGTGATCGATCCGACCGCCGATCTTGTAAAAAAACTCCTCCACTGGATTCCTGAGCAGCGGGCAAACGACACCATCTATTTCGATACCAACGATCCGCTTCCCATCGACTTTTTCTCCTACAACAAAACGCTTGAAGGCGACCGGGACATACTTACCGACCAGCTTCTGGCGATCTTAGGCTTGGACGAAGCGCCAATAAGCATCCGCATTCTCGAACGAATCCTCGGAACCCTTTTTGACGCAAATGAAAACGGCGCCCATTTCACGTTCCTCGACATCGCCCGATTTATCGAATCCCAAGATACCCGTAAGGAGGTCTGGAAATTCGCCCCTCACCGCGAACCCCAATGGCCCGAACAGAAATTCAAGAAACTGGAGGTAAGCCCCACCCTCCTCGAACGCCTTTCACGATTCAGCGAGCGGCCAACCCTCCGCAAGATCTTCGATGCTGTGCCGGTGATAAACATTTCCGACATCATGCGGGATAAGAAAATCCTTCTCGTGAAGCTGAAACAAAATCCTACTGACCGCTTCATTGGATCGCTCATTTTCGCCAAATTCTTACAAGCTACCCTATCCCGCGAACATATCGACCTTTCGGAACGTGAACCATTTTTCCTCTATATCGACGAATGTCAGCTGATTATCAGACACGCGGCGGATGATTTTTCCGACACGCTCACCCAGGCCAGGAAATACAATCTGTGTCTCACCCTAGCCAATCAGCTTCCCGACGACAGCGATTTTCCTCACAAAATAAAACAGAAACTTCCCATGCTTGGAACCGTCATACTTATGCGCCTCGACGACCCAAATATGTTCAAGCGCCGCATCCCGGAAGACCTTCTTCAGCAAATTCCGACTCTTCAAAAATTCACCGCAGTCGCTTCTCTGCCTTGTGGCTCATCCCTCGTGGATACGCCCCACTTCCTCGGAGAGAGCCCCCATAGTTACGCAGAAATCATCCTGAAACGCACTGTCCCCAACGCCTCTTTACAACACCCGCAGGGTTACCATAATAAAGGGAATGCCGACCGGTACCGAGAACCAGAAGAAGGCCGCGCCCCGACTGACCCGCGCCAAAATAAAGACGATTGAACTGCTCGCCGAATACTTCTGCCTACGAACCAACGACCTCGGTGAATTGGAGCGCGGCCAAGCTCCGAGCCATGATGAGGCACGTTCGCTCCGGCACACCCTCGGACTGTTGTACCGCGACGGCCTCGCAAAACGGCTCCCATACTTAGAGCTTGATCGCGACCACGGCCGCACGACCTATGTCTACGGCCTCTCCGACAAGGGCGTTGAGTTCTGCAAGTCCCTCTGGCCCAATGCCAAGACGTTCGACGAGCACTCCCAGCGCACCCTCGACCACGAGTTGGAGATCTCTTTCTTCCACATCGCCCTCAAGAAATTCGCCGCGACAAACAAACTGAAACTCTATTGGCAGCAGGCGGACTTGAAATGCACCGTCTCCCCTGATGCGATGTTCGCCCTGACCGACCCGCAAAAACCCGACGGCAAAAACACCCTGTACTATTTCCTCGAATTGGAGCGCGCGAAGATCGGGCATTACGTAAAAGGGGAGCCGTCCATCATGACCAAATTAGGCCGGTATTACGAGTACTACGGGACGGACAAGTGCGAAAAGGAGTGGACGGATTTTCGGCAGTTCAGGGTGATCGTGGTCCAGCGGACGGATGAGCGCCGCACCAATCTCCTCAAGGCGTTAAACACTCAGTATAATCACCGAATGTTTTGGCTCACCGACGAACTCAGCTATAAAGAAAATGTCGGCGGTCAAATCTTCCACACACCGAGGGACTATCAAAATACCACATACTCGCTACACTTAAACTAATCGCGAGCAAAATCGCGGGGCTGGCTTTCCAGCACTTCTCCGGCTCCCCGTTCTCTCAGCGCGTAATCCGCGCTCTCGATGGGGACGGGGACACGGAAAATGAATATATCAATCGGCAAAGATAGCATCACCCGCAATGAGGTCTTTATCGACTCCACCAAGCATTTGAACGTTGAGGGAATGTCAGGCATGGGAAAGAGTACCCTGCTCGTCAATCTCTTCATCGAGCACATCCGCCAGGGCAACGGCGGATTGTTTATTGATCCTCACGGCGACACCGCCGACCAGATCGTCAAATTGATTCCGAAAAGCCGGATGCGGGATTTCATTTGGATAGATCCCGACGCTTCGCTTGTCCCGCCGTTCAACCCGCTCCATTTCAACTCCCCGGAGGAGCTGGAGCTTGGGAAAGAATCGCTTTTTACCACGTTCAAATCTCTGGCGGGCTCCGCATGGGGCGACGAATCCGCGCGGGTCATCATTAACGCGATCGACGCGGTGTGCGAGTACTACGACCACCCGACGCCAGTCCACATCTTCCGTTTCATGGCCGACGACAGGTTCCGGGAGAAGATTTTGGCCGCGACCGAGAACCCCTTGCTTCAGATGTTCAAAGAACAATACGACGAAAAGTTAAGGGACTCCGAGCAGATGTCCAAATTCTCGCCACCGATCAATAAGGTAGGCAAGCTTCTCCGGCCGTCCATCATTCCGATCATCGGCCAGCCCAAATCCCTCGACTTTCTGGAGATCATGAACAAGAAGAAGATCGTCGTGTGCCGGTTCTCAAAAGGCCGTCTCGGGGAAGAGATCGCCCAGATCCTCGGCTCGCTCATCGTTTCGATGGTCTCCATCTCGGCGCTTAAACGAGAAAAGCAGAAAGTCCGGCCGCCCTTCATGCTCGTGGCTGACGAAGTCCACAACTTCATCCACGGCGGCAGATTCGGGACGCTGCTCGCCGAGAGCCGGAAATATGGCATTACGCTCGTGCTCGCTTCGCAGGGAATGTACCAGCTCCCGTTTGCCAAGGATGTATTTTCGAACTGCCCGACGCAGGTTTGTTTCAACGTCAGCGGCGAAGACGCCCAGGCCATTCAGGAGAACTGGAACGAGGAACAGGTCCAGGCGACGCACATCACTTCATTGCCCCGCTATGAATTTTACTGCCGCACATTTATTGATGATCTCCCGCAGGCCCGGAGGATCATCGGCTGGCCGACCGTTCAGAAGCGCGGCGACGAAGCCAACCCCACAAAATTGATAAAGCACTCGCTCCAACGCTATGCGTCCCCGCGAAAAATCGTGATCGAAAAGATAAATAAGTTTCTAGCGGCTTGAGCGTATTGTGCGCCTGTACTCGCGCCACACGTTGGGGGGACAATGGTCCTCGTGGGAACGCAGAGCACTCACGCAACATCCTTCAGGGGAATCACACATGCCAACGCGGAGCGATCTGGCATATGCGAGGCCACGGAGAGATCCTCCGTGCCGTTTCGTGACGCGAGCCGACTCACCGCACCGATGGCGGTGGTGACAAGCGCACAACAACAACTAACACTTAACACAACTATGGACATCACACGAGAGCAGCGTGAAGGGTTCATGCGGCTCTTACAGGAAGCGAAAAGCAAGCGACAGTCAGAACTTCGGCGCGAGATGGATCAGAAGGTAAAGGAGGAAGTGCTGCCTCGCATCATGCAGCGCCAGGGCATCGTCAAACTCGTCGAACAGGTCAAGCAGATCGGCTCCCAGTTGTCCGAGTCTGCCCAGAAGTTGCAGGGAATGGATGCGTTCGGCCAGCCCGCGACCCTCTGGGGCAGGATCCTCGGCACCAACGAAGGCGTCGAAGACCTCGTCGAGAAGATGAAGCGTCCGTATGCCGATCAGGCTGAATCGGCTCTCAGGGATTACGACCGGGCCATACTCCAGGTCCTGTCGGCAAGTCACCTCGAAGACGTTCAGCAGATCGTAACCGACCTTCTCTAATCGATGAAACCGATGTTTCCTCTGGGACAGATCGGGATCACCGAAGGAGCGGTTGAGGCGTTGGAACGGGCGAACATCTCGGCCTCTAGCATTGTTCAGCGGCACGTCCTGGGCGACTGGGGCGATGTGACTGACCAGGACAAGAAGTCGAATGACTTGGCACTGGAGATGGGAGGGCGCATTTTATCCTCGTACCATCTTCCGGATCGCACGGAGGTCTGGGTCACAACCGAACCGGACAGAAATGCAACAACCGTTTTATTGCCCGGTGAGCAGTAGGTCAATGAAGTAAACGAGTCGGCCGCTCTTTTCGTTACCGCCATATTGCGCATCCGGAGGGGAACATTATGAATACGCTGGAGCAAGTCGCAACATTGAAACAGCAAGCCGTAGAACTCCTGCTCGCCGAACGCGACCGGATCGATGCCGAGCTTGCCATCCTGGGGCAAGAAAAAGCCACGACGCAGAAACGCCGTGGCAGGCCACCTAAGACTTCCGACCTTCCTTCAGGCCCCGCTGATACGATTCATAGCACCGATTCTTCAACCCTTTGAGGATGCGCGCCTGATACGCATCCTCACTCTCATCGCCGTACACACACAGTTCGCGGAACCATGCTTCGGTTTCCGCCATGTACCTTTTCGCACTACCGTTACTCGTGGTAATGTTCGGGATAGAACTTGATGTGTTTGTTTTCGGTTTCTCTTTCGACGCCTCGGCCATGTGCTGGGGCGTTTTACTTTCGGGAACCCCGTACCATTGTGCGAGCTTTTGCGCCGCGTCCCTTTCCCGGCATCCTTCCATGAGGGCCACGAAGTTGATGACATCCCCGCCGCGCTTGCCGCCGTTGTTCGCGTTGCAGGAATCGGAGAAGCACCGCCAGTAGTTCCCGCCCAGGTGGATAGAGAACGACTTTCCGGTGTCTCCGTGTTTGTGGGTTGGGAGCGGACACGCGCACACCGCGTACTCGTCCCTGAAGCGCAGCGCGATCTTGTACCGCGCGACCACGTCCGTCAGTTTGATTTCCTTGATGCGATTGAAGTCGAGCATATCGCCCCTCCAATGATGAAGCCGGCCATTACTCCGGCTTCTTTGCGGTTTGCTCCCGAATCTGAATCTTCAGGAGCGGCATCATGTAGAGTTTGACGTTCAGGGAGTTATCGGCATTGCGAAACGCCACACCAATTTCTCTCCAGTAGGACTTTCCGCCCCCGCCATTATCCTCAATGGCATAGACCTTCAACGGCTTATCGCCCTGCATAGTTCCTCCAGTTTTCAAAGAGCTGAGTTACCTGATAACTCAAGCACACCTATAACCCACGCGCAATGGGGATAAGTCTGCTTGCGGGAATCATGAAGGGGTGGTTATATTAATGGAATGGCAAGCCTCGATAGTTATGTGAAGAAGTACGGGAAGCGGGAGGGCCGGAAAAAGTATAACGAATATCATCGCGCTTATTGGGAAGCAAACAGGACGCGATTGAGGAAGTACCAGCGCGACCGCTATAAAGTCAGTACACAAGCCCATAAATAAGGGGCTTTGTGGTTATAGGAGTTATCCCCAAGGGGACTGGACAAGGGTTATAGGAATGCTATTGTTAGTGGGTACCGAGGTCGTGGGTACACATAAACCAACCAGCACCAATCCATGAACAATATAGAAACAGAATTGATCGGCGGCGAGATCGTCCACGACTGGAGCTATCTCCGGCCCATCACCTACGTGCCAGTATGGCGCAGGGCGCTTGAGATGATTGCGTTCATTGTCATCCTCAGTGCGTTCCTCTATGGTCTCTTGTGGCTCGCGTCAATCGGCGCGTTGTAAAAAAGGTGGACATTCTTCTGTGGGGCGGCCGTCCAGCTTTCCCTACAGAGGAATCAAATAAATTAAGCAATTCAAATCCATGGCAAACAACATCATCGAATCAGCGCTCAGCGGACAGAGTGACTTCGTCTGGTGTCCGCAAGGCGCCCACGTCGTCATGCAGGACGACTTCGAGCCCCGCGCCGGCATGTGCGGAGCGTGCATAAACGAAGCGATGGCAGACGCGGGAGATTACTTTTCACGACGAGGGCTCGTCGCGTCGGCGGAGGAAAACGAACATTTCGACTAAACATGGAACTCGAACAACAGGTCTGCAGTTTGGAGCTGGCAAAGCGACTTAAGCAATTGGGCGTGAAGCAGGAATGCCTGTTTTATTGGGATGAAAATTGGGATAGTGATGTTCCGGGTGGAAAGCATTGGTGGTCCTTGACGAGATCATGGGAAAGGAAGGATGGCAATTTCCAATATTCCGCTTTTACCGTCGCCGAGCTGGGCGAGATGTTGCCTAAGGATGTTTGGTTTCAAGGTATTAGGTTTGAACGCGCCTTCGATACATTTCAAAACGATTGGGTGGTGGGCTATTACTATAACGGTCTCACACCTTCGGTAATTGATAAGAATTATCAAATCGAGACGAAATGTGCAGCTCCAACGGAAGCCGATGCCCGCGCGAAGATGCTCATCTACCTGCTCGAAAACAAACTTCTCACGCTCCAATGAAACAATCCGAACTCGACGCCGCCAACCGCGCGTCAGCTCTCGAACAATTGGCGCAGGACGAGCGAAACGAGCTGGCAAAAGCAAACATGAAGGCGGACGAACTTATGCGCGGCCCCGCCCACACTCCCCATTACTTCCCTGAAAATCCCAAGGAGGATTTCCTTAGAGAGATCGTCGAAGAAAACATAAAACAATCACGATGCCAAAAGTAACCATTGTCAGAGCGTTCAGTAAAACCAAGCAAGTAGCATCCTTCGAGCCGATCAATTCATTCTGCTCCGTCTCGATGGAGTATGAGGATGATTCCATGCCGAGCGATACCATCATCACGTCATTTTCCGAGCATCTCGACAAGATTGTCCGGCAGGAGGTCGAGCGGACGATAGAAAACGAGATGAAGAAGGTCGAACAAATTAAGCAGCAAAATAAATTCTAATGAAATATCCAAAACAACAGTCAGTGGCGGGCGCGTGGGTCAAGGGTGCGGAGATTCAGTCCGGTTCGCGGTGCAAGCTGATGAGCGAGACGACGCACATGGCGAGCCAGTTCAAGGATGAGAAGACGGGCGACACGAAGTTCCAGGATGTCGCCAAGGTTCTCTTCAGCGGCGACACCGAAACCAAGAACATTTCGCTGAATCGCGCCACCCTGAATGGACTGATCGACGCGTTCGGCGAGGAATCGGCGGACTGGGAGGGCCACGTGCTCACGTGTGAGACGGAGAAGATGCGCGTCGGCGGCCGGGCGGTGACGGCGGTGTACCTTGTGCCGGAAGGGTACGAGCGCGTGGACGACGAGAACGGCTATACCGTGATCGTGAAGAAGGGAACGAAGGTCGGCGCGCCGGACGACTTGCCGGAGATCCCGTTCTAGCCCTCAATGGTCACTCCGGAAATAAGCACGGGGCAATAGCGCGGAGATTGATTACATCTTCATGGCGTCCCTCCCCGGTAAAGCAAATGTGACAAAGCCGCCCCCGCCCTACATGAAAAATGTCAGCCTAAACGGCCAACAATGCAGAAAATGTGGATGCACCGACGAACAAGCCTGTCCGAGAGGCTGCCACTGGGTCGAATCGGATTTGTGTAGTGAGTGTTCCCGGAAAGTTCTCAGGAGCTCGCTGAAAACTCGCCCGGAGTTCACTCAACTCCGCAAGAACAATGCGGAAGTGGACGCAATGTATCTTTTGTACCTCCACGGCGCCAACGGCAAGATTTATTCGCTTGCTGACGTGGGGAAGGCATTCGGGAAGACGCGCCAGGCGGTCTACGATCAGTTCCGCGTCCGCGGATTCAAGCTCAGGTCAAAGAGTTTTGGCGCCGTCCGGGTGTTCGACGGCCGCAGATACATGCCCCGGAAGAATGATGGCTACTGGCGCGCAACTACGGGCGACAGGAGGCAGATGCACGTCGCCGTTTGGGAGAAGGCGAACGGCCCTCTGCCGAAGGGATATGGCACGCTCGCCACGGGTGGCACGACCTATGCGAAGTTCAACCCGGTCACCGACGCTGCGAACGTCATCGCAACGTTGGAGGAATCGATCCTGGACGGCGCCGCATGGTACATGCACCGCACCGTCTGGGCCGCGATCCGCTCCGCGCTCGCTTCATCGTCCGGCTTGCCGTTCCTCTTCTTGAGCGGCGCAGGCAAGGAACTGAGCGACCAACCGGGAGGCGGACCGATCAAGCCTGCGGGCGAGATGGCCGGCTACACGTGGTTCGTCATGGTCGTTACGACCCCGGAGAATCTTCCGAAGACCGATCCGACGTATCTTGAAGGGCTCATGGACGGCGTCTTGCAGGCCTTCGACAATGACGTCACCCTCCAGGGCTACGCGGTCGGCGGCGTCGAGCCCGCGATCCTTGACCCTCCGGGGCCTGTGAGTAGCGGCTCCGTGACATATACGGTCTTCTACATTACGCTTAAGGCAAAGGTCCTCGTTCCCGCAGCAGTGCAATAAATTAACTCATTTCATCAGTGGATATTCCAACAACAGAAAACAAAATGATCGGCGGCGCAGACACCCTGAACAAGGATGTCCAGCCGACGACGATCAGGGCTGCCTCGCAGCTTGAGAACGAGTATTTCTATCCCGAAACGAACGGCTACCAGGCGATCGCAATACGCGCGGCGACCCTTCAGGACGCGCAGAAGATCTATCTCGTCAAACGAAAACCGGTGAAACCGGGAAAGGTCGGTGCATTAGAAACCAATAACGAATAACCATGTCACAAAAAGGCATAGGAAGAAGATTCTCAATCGGCATCAAAAAGGAAGGCACACGCGGCACGGCGGAATCGTCCGCATCCTATTGGCTTCCCTTCAGCGACGCATCCTTTGACGAGAAGTACACGAACGTCTCGCAGGACGAGGCATACGGCATCATCGAGGATTCCGTGGGCCAGTTCCGCACGAAGAACTGGGCCGAAGGAACACTCAAGGTTCCCGTCACGGACCAGAGCCTCCCGCTGATCCTTCTCGCTGCGTTCGGTTCGAATGCGGACGCGGCGCACGGTGAGGAGGAGACGGTCTACGACCATACGACGACCGTCGGCGAATCCGCGCAGCACCAGTCGCTCACCCTCTTCATCCACGACCCGCTCTCCGGTGTGGATTACTCCCATGCGTTGGGCGTCGTCCACAAGCTCGACCTCGACGTGGAGCTGAAGAAGTTCGCGGAACTCTCACTTTCGGTGAAAGCCCTCAAAGGCGCCTCGCAAAGTTCCTTCACCCCGTCCATCGCCTCCGAAAACCGCTTTCTCCCGCAGTACATGACGTTCAAATACGCGACAAGCGTCTCCGGCCTTTCGGACGCGACCGCCATCGCGCTCAAGTCCTTCAAGCTCTCCATCGACGGAGGTATCGAGGATGACGACGTGCTCGGCAGCATCGCCCCGATCGATTACCTGAACAAGGAGTTCAAGGTGACCGGCACGCTTGAAGCCATCTGGCAAAACGAGGCCGACTTCAAGACCGTCGCGCTCGCGACCCCGAATGTTCCCCAGGCGATGCTCATCCAGCTCAAGAACACCGACGTCACGATCGGCAGCGCGGCGAATCCCGAGGTCGCGATCACGCTCGACCAGGCGTATTTCACGGAGATCAGCAGGCCGATCAAGGTCAAAGATCTTGTGTACCAGACCATCAAGTTCGTCGCCACGTATTCAACGGCTAACTCGGAAATGTTGAATATCGTGACCACGAACACCGTCGAAAGCTACTAAACAAACCAAACCCTCACCACAATGTCAGAACGAAAGACAAAGACAGTATCCACGCCGTCCGGCGTCCCTGTCGAACTCAAGGAATACATCTCCGCCGGAGAATTCCTCGACATCAACGACGCAAAGGAAGGCGCGGAACTATCAAAAAGCGAGCTCGCTAAACAGCTCGTCACGATCGCCGTCGTTTCAATCAACGGCGCGAAGGAAAACATCCCCGCCGCGCTCCGCGCCCTTCCGCTCGGCGACTATCTCTTCCTCAGCAAGGAAGTGACGAAGATCGTGAACGGGGATTTTACGGAGGCGAAGACTCCAGCGCAGAGCTGATCTGGCACGAGTTCTTCGCCAACGGCCGCGCGTATCTCTCGCCCGAGCTGAAAGCCGTGCTCCTGTGCCGAGAGATGAAATGGACATGGGCCGACTACCGCGACCAACCTCAATGGTTCGTCACAAATATTTTGCTCATGCTTCAGGAAGAATCGGAAGAGGCAAAGCGTAAAGCAAAGGCATAGCTTGCGGGATCGGCCGCAATATGGCTTAGTTAAGGAGGTCGAAAGGTCGAAACCTTAACTACTCACCATAAACATGAGAACTCGCGAAGAGATCCAAGAACACGCGAAAAGCATCAACGGAGCGATGCCCGGCATCCCCAACGTAACGAGAATGCTCGCGATCGTCGTAGAAGTATTGCTCGACATCCGGGAAGAGATCAAAAACAAGAGCGACAAACAATAAATTATTTCATTTCGAAGCATGGCCGCTGACTCCTCATCGAATCTTGAGATCGTAATCTCCGCAATCGACGAGGCGTCGGCGGCTTTTGATGAGGTGAGCGCGTCGCTCGAAGGGATGTCCGAAGTGGCGGCCTCAACTTCTGCCGAAACCGACAGCTCCCTAGAGGCCGTGGGCCTCACAATGAACCAGGTCACGGGCGAGATCGAGGACGCCTTGCTTACCCAGCAGCAGTCGTTCGCTTTGGCCGCGCAGGTCGCACAAGAATCCGACCAGGAGATCATCGATACCATGCTCCTCACCGGCACCAGCGCCGAGGAATCGGCGTCGATCATCGAGGAGGCGAACGCCGCCATCGGCACCTCGTCGGAAGAAGCCGCCACCCTCTCAAAAAGCAGCTTCACGACGATCGGCGTCGCCGCAGGTTTGGCATTTGCAGGGGTCTGGAGCGCCGTGACCAACGCCGTCTCCGCCGCCCAGGAATGGGACATCGAATCCGGCACCATCGCTGGACAGCTCAAACAGATCGGTTCCTCTATCCCGCTCTCGCAGGTTCAGGCATATGCCCAGCAGATTCAAGCGACCACACTTCTCACACAGCAGCAGGCGCTCCAGTCGGAGGGAATAATCCTCAGCTACAAGGATCTCGCACCACAATATCAAAATCTCACGTCTCTCTCGGCCGACCTTGCGACCAAAATGTCGCAGACCTCTGGAACCTTGGCCGACAATATGCCGAACGCGACCAAGATCCTCACCGGCGCGCTTGCCGACCCCGTGGCCGGCATCAACCAGCTCATCCGTCAAGCGGGAGTGAACCTTCCCGCGGCCACGGTCACGATGATCGAGAATATGGCGAAGGTCGGGGATACCGCCGGAGCCGACAACCTGATCATCGCCGCCCTCCAAGGCCAGGTGGGAGGATTGGCGCAGGCCGCAGCGAACGCGCCGGGCGCGGGCCTCACCCAGCTCTCGAACCAGCTCACGTCGCTCGGGATCTCCGTCGGCAATGCGCTTATCCCCGATCTTGACGCGCTTGCAAAGGCGCTTATCCCGATCATCCAAGATATTTCAAACTGGGTGCAGGAACACCCGAAGCTTACCGAGGCGCTTCTCGCGAGCATCGTCGTCTTCACCGCGCTCCTTGCCGTGCTCGCTGTCGTCGGAATCGTCGTCGCCGCCGTAGGGTCCGCATTTGCCGCAGCCGCGGTAAGCATTGCGGCCGTTGTTGCGGTCCTCGTCGGCGTGATCGTTGCGAACTGGCAACTCATCGCAGACGATACCGAGGAGATCTGGGGATTCATCTCCACGTATTTCACCGCCGAGTGGAACTTCTACAAGAGCCTCTTCACTACATCCCTCGCCGACGTCAAAAATATTTGGACGACCGCATGGACTGACATGAGCACTATTCTCAGTTCCATTTGGAGCACGATCCAGAACACGGTGAAGACCGGCGTCGATTACGTCATCAGTGCCATCAATGGCTTCATAAATGCCCTTGACGCGATCAAAATTTCCATACCTTCCATCGCTATCCCCGGCACGAAGCTCGCCACCCCGTCCATCAATCTTGGCTTCTCTATTCCCGACATCCCGATGCTCGCTGAGGGCGGATTCGTCACCCAACCGACGCTCGCCATCATCGGCGAGGCAGGCCCCGAAGCCGTGATGCCGCTCTCCGCAATGGGCGCGGGAGGAGCGGGCAACATGCAGCAGATCATCATCAATATCAATGGCGGCGTCTTCCCGGCAGATGCCGGCACTATCAGGCAGATCGGCAACCTTCTCGCGAACTCGATCGTCCAGAACATCCGGGTAAAGAACTACGCGCTCTAGCATGGCAAGCGCCGTACGCATCTACGACAACGAAACGGACATCACGAAATCGGTCGATTGGAAGTCCGTCGATATGGTGAGCGTCCTGACGAAGGAGATCGGGACTCTCAAGTTCAACGTCCGCCAGGGCGTCGGGCAGACGTACCCCGCAAAGACGATCCCCCAGATCGGCGACACTGTCGAGCTTTACGACTCGACGGGCATCATCTTTGGAGGAACGGTCACTGAGGTCGAACCGATCATCAGTGGCCTCATGCTCACGTGGCAAGTGACATGCACCGACTGGGGCTATCTCCTCGACGGGACGCTCGTGAAGAAAAACTACGCGGCGATGGACCCGCACGACATCGTGATCGACCTTATCAGCACCTTTTGCGCGGGCAAGGGGTTCACGACGGACCATGTCCAGTACGGCAATTTCCTCGTCCCCTCGATCAAGTTCAATTACCAGCAGCCGAGCAAGGCGCTCCAGTCGCTCGCGAACCTCATCGGCTGGGATTGGTTCATCGACCCCAACAAGGACCTCCATTTCGGTCCGTACGACATCGACGACGGCTCCGGCGGCGGCTCGATCGGCGCGGGCGGCGAGGCCCCCATCACCGTGGACGCAACAAGCGGTGAGATCGAGTGGAACTCGCTCGACGTGGACCTGCAGATCACGAACATGCAGAACAGCGTGTATGTGATCGGCGGGACATACCCCCGCGTTTTCACCGCCGCGAACACGCCCGACACATTCCTCACGGACGGCGTGACGCAGTTCTTCTCCGTCGCCTATTCCTATACCGACACGTCCGGCTCCGAATATCCTTACGCAGCCCTCACGGTGACGCTCGACGGCGTACCGCAAACGGTAGGCACAGCGAACTCGACAGACCCCTCCACGGTGGACGTCCTCTACAACGGCACCCAGCGATGGATACAGTTCACCGCGGGAGCGCCTTCGGCCGGGCAGACGGTCAAGGTGTTTGGAACGGCGTCGGTTCCCATCGTCGCCCATGCCTCAGATTCGGCCAGCATCGCCGCGTACGGCGAACGGCAGGGGGCCGTATCCGACTCGAAGATCACGAGCGTGCCCGAGGCGCAGGCCCGCGCGAATGCCCAGATCCTCCAGTTCGGCCACCCGGTATATGACGTGAAGTTCAACACGCTGATCCCCGGATGCGCCATCGGTCAGACGATCACGTTCAACCTTCCCGCGTTCGGCCTCACGAGGCCTCTTATCATCAAGCGCGTGGAAGCAGTGGGCTACGCGCCGGGAGACGACGATCTTGGTATCGATGGAATGCTGGAGTATCAGGTGGAATGCATCGGGTCGGACAACGTGACATTCGTGGACCTCATGACGAGCGTCCTTCAGGCGGAAGCGACGCAGACCCCCGTGGATGATTCGACTGTCACCGAGAACCTTGAGGTCGCGAGCGAGGCCCTTGTGCTTGCGGAGACCGTCACGGTCACCGCCGGAACGCGCCCGTACACGTACGGCCCGACCACTCCGGCGGCGCGCTACGGATTCGCCTTCTATTCCTAGCAACTATGCACATATACAGAAAATCCACGGTTGGTAAGATGAAGACAATATAACTCCACTATCCGCATGATCGAGGGCGAAGCGCTATCAATCTCAGGCAAGATCATCATCCGTTCATATCCGGCCGGGACGCTCCACCTCTATCAGACGCTTATGGAACTCGGCAAAACCGACCTCGCCCGTGCGCTCCTTGCCGAGGGGAAGGTTGAGGTTGAGCAGAAGAACCTCATCGTCTATTCATCGAATTACGGCATCGACATCCTCGTGCAGTACCTCATCAGCGCCTACAACGGCTCCTTCAGCTTTCCACTCGGCATCGCATGGGGCGAGATCGGCACTGGCACCACGACTCCGGCGAACACGGACATCGCGTTGACGACTCCCACCAATCGCGCGCCGGTCAGTTACGCATTTGACAATGGTCTTACGACGGCCTCTCTTCAGTTCTTTTTCCCTGATGCGAGCCTCGCAAACGGGACCTATAACGAATGCGGCTCGTTCATCGGCGGCTCATCATCGATCGGCAGCGGGAATATGTTCAACCATGCGCTCTTTGCCACCCCGTACTCAAAGTCGAACGGCACGGACACGACCCTCGAAATCGACATCTCCTTCACCAACTCGTAACAATGAAATCCAGACCGCTCGGCATCCAACCGATCCTTGCCACCGACCACAACACCCGCCGCGATGATGCGCGGGGCGGCAGCTTCCTTTTGGCGCACCAGCAGCTCGGCGCCCTCGCCCTTCCCACCAATCCGACGAACGGCCAGACCCTCACGGTAACGGTGAACGGAACCGGCATCGTCATCACCTACGTCACGAGTATCGGTTCCACCCCAAACAACATTCTCATCCAGGGTTCAGCGGCCGTGACCGTGGCGGCAACGGTCAATTTCCTCCGCCGTCCGGACATCGCGAACGCCAACCAAGTTGCCGCGACGCTCGCCGATCAGCAGCTCTTGCAGTATGTCGGGTGGGCGCTTCCTTCCGGCGGCACGACGCTCACACCGTTCTCACTTGATAAGGAGATTGAGGACGCTTCCAAGAATCTCACGTCCTTCACCGCAAGCACTACGGTGACAAGCGCTTCCTGGACCGCCCAGACGATGCAGCTCTATGTCGAGGACGGGACGTACTACACCAACGGCACGCGGTATCTTTTCGTCGGAGCATCGACGCCGACCGTCACGGCACCGTCATCCCATCCCCGCATCGATGTGCTCACGATCGATACGACCGGCACGCTCGCGTGGACGGCCGGCACGGAGAACGCGTCGCCCGTGGCACCGGCCTATCCCGCGAACAAACTCGCTATTTGCGAACTCTACAACGTGGTAGGGGAGACAGCGCTCTATGACAATGAGAACCAGCAGTCGGGGCAGGGCTATATCAGCAACGACGTCCGGCCTACAGTCTCTTACGGGCCGGTTTTCGGCGCGATTCCTGAAGACCTCATTCCTGATTCCGCAGACACGCGCTCGCTCGGTTCCGGTGGTTCTGAATGGCTCGACGTCTACGCAAAGAACATCTATGCCACGAGCGTCATGCAGCTCAACGGCGCGAATGTTGAATTCTCCAAATTTGGCGGCACCGGCGCCGACGGGGCACTCTCGATTACGAGCGGTACGACGACGATCAACGCGAGCAACGCCGCCGTGGTCGTGAAGAACTATACCGCAATCTCGATCACCGGCACCGCATCGCTCACAATCAGCAACCCTAATGCGAACGGGACAATCCTCATCCTGAAGTCCCAGGGCGCCGTGACGATCACTTCGAGCGCTTCGGCGGCCATCAACATGGCGAACATGGGCGCGTCGGCGGGGAACAGCGGCTACGGACTCCTCAGCAGCACGGGACCATACAGGAACTTGAACTATTTCACGACGGGGTACGGCTGGTACACCGTTTCGACGGCTGGGGGCCAGCCGGGGACGGGGGCGTTTTTATTCAATGGCAAGGCGCTTAACATCTTCGCCGGAGGTGGAGGAGCGGCAGGTACGGGCGGCGGAACGAATGGCGCGGGCGGGATAGGCGGCGGCGGTCTTTATATCGAGTGCGGCGGCGCACTGAATGTGACAGGCACTCTCACCGCCCCTGGAGCTAACGGCACGAATGGCAGCGGTGGATCTGGCACTACCGGAGGATGGGCTGGCGGTGGCGGTGGTGGCGGCGCATCGCCAGGAGCGGATACCAGCGTGAGTTATTCGAACTCTTCCCTCAACGGCGGCGGTGGTGGTGGCGGCGGCGGAAGCATCGTCATCATTTACAACACGCTCACCACGAATATCGGGACGTACACCGTAACGGGGGGAAGCGGTGGAAGCAGCTCCGCTGGAATCGCTGGCGGAGCTGGCGGCGCGGGCATCTCCTATGTCGGACCAAACACCGAATTCGCATAACCATGGAAGAAGAAATAAAACTTCCAACCCAGCCAGGAGCGCCGACCTCCGAACATGGTCAGATTATGTTTGCGCTCGGAAAGATGTTTGGGCGTCTTGATGCGATCGATGCCAAGCAAGCGTATGCGAACGGCCGCACTGGCAAACTTGAGGAAGCAGTAGCCGAGATCAACAAGTGGCGTGATAAGCAAACCGGCGAAAGCGCGGGCAAGCGAGCCGTTTGGAACCTCCTCTATGTCATCGCCGGACTCATTCTTGGAGCTCTTACCGTATATTTTGCTATCCATCGGTAGTAGTTATCCCCTCTGGACAGAATCCAAAAAGCACTCACACTTAAGGTAATGCCCAATCTCGGAGCGAAAGAAAGAGTAAAGCTACCGAATGAACGAAAGTTAGGAACTGCGGTCGTAGTTCCCACAACGCACGCGCCGGTCGATCTTTCGTGGCTTCAGATCAATCAGCAAGGCGAGACGCCGTTCTGCGGCGAACACGCCGCGTCGCACTTGCAGGCGATCTTGGAACACGCCGCAAGTGGCACGATCAATCGCTTCTCGCCCCGATATGGAGCCATCAAACTAAAAACTCCCGGCTCCCCGGTCTATGACGGATTCTCCGTTGAAGAAGGAACCGATATGACAGCAATTTTCAAATGGCTGAAAACGATAGGGGTGGATCTCTACGAACCGTTGGAAAATAATGTCTCACTTCCCTTAGACGCGAAGCCGGGCGATTATCTCGACCCCGCAGTCGTAACACTCGAAACGGACGCATCGGCCGGGAATCACAAGGACATTGATTTCGCCTATAGCGATACCGTGACCTACGAGACCATCGTCCAGGCGATCCAAAAATATAAAGCCGCCGTCATCCTCATCAAGTGCGACGACGGATTCTGGGGGACATCAAGCCCCACTTTTACTCAACCTCTCTACGGTCATTTCGTGACTGCCTATGACTGGGATGATACGGGCATCTGGGTAGTGGATTCCGCCGAGCCGAATCTTGCCTATTCCCTGAAGCACATTGACCAGCGATACTTAACGTCGCTCTTTTTCTTTGAGCTCGGAACAGCGGTTGACGCTTTGCCGATTGAAACGCAGATCGTCTCGGACACCGGTCAAGTTGTGCCGGATGTCGCGCAAGATACGCAAGACACTCCTGCCGAAAAGAAAACTTTGCTCGGCGAGCTGGAGGAAATTGTGGAAGATATTGAAACCGTAATTTAACCCGAAAAGGTCGAAACCAAACTTCATTCCCAATGAATCTCAGCAAGACCAACTGGACTTTAATCGCCACCATCGTCATCGCGGTCGGCAACGCCGTCGTCCCGTTCATGTCAGCGCAGATTTCCGGGATCGTCGTAACGATCCTTTCTGTGATCGCGTTCGCGTTCCACATCTCAGATGTGCAGACCGCTACCGCCCAGGCAAAAGCCCCGCAAAAATCTCTGCCGCCCCAAGCCCAGCAATAGTCGAACCTCCACACCAGTAGCTCTCACGGACGGGACGGTCCAGCTAAGCCGCGCGGCTTGCTCCTACAGGATTGCTACTGGCGTGGATGTTTAACGTCCAGTCCTGCTCCGCGTTTTTGTCCCTGGCGCTTTCGACCCGCTAGGGAGCGCACTGCCCCGGAGCGGGATTGGGCGCTCAACGCCCTGTACGCACATTCCCAATTCAATAAGGAGAATTCCATGGAAAGCACTCTCATCGCTTATGACGGGAAGCTCGACAGATCACAGCTTGCCCTCGTTCCCACACCAGCGAGAACGGCGACGCATCAAACCATTCCACACCACGAGATCGTCAGAACTCTCGCGGAATCTCTCAGCTTTCGCCACATCGCAGTGGTCGGCGAAGAATTTTGCGTCAGCAAAGATGGGGCGGATATGTTTGGCCTCATGGAACTCGACCAGGGCTTTGAAGGGGGACGCTTCGCTTTGGGGTTGCGAAACTCCAACGCCAAGCGGTTTCGTTTCGCGCTTACTGTTGGCGTACGGGTATTCGTGTGCATGAATATGCAGTTCCGGGGCGAGTTTGAACCCGTCATGCATAAGCATTCCAAAAACTTCAACCTCAAGGATTCCCTCGCAATCGGACTCGATTCGATGCAGCGGAACTTTGAGCCAATGAAGAACCAGATCGCCGCATGGCGCGATACACAGATCAGCGATGATTTTGCCCGCGCGACCATCTGCCGTGCATTCTTTGAAGACGGCTTAGATGCTCCCAAGCATCTCGGAAAAGTCGTCTACCACGAATATTTCCATCCGACCCTTCCCGAGTTCACGCCGAGAACCGAGTGGAGTTTGACCAATTCGTTCACCGCTGCATTCAAGCAGCTCGACCCAATTCCTCAGTATCGTGCAACGGCTTCGCTGGGACAATTTCTTCAGGGAAATTGAGCCGAGCGAACTCGCCGAACAGTCGAGTAGCGAGGCGGTCATACGCTTTGGCCGCTTCAACCTTGTCATCGAATCCACCACCCCAGTAGAGATGGCCCTCATGTGTAGCAATCGCAATCCACTTTTGCTTTTGCTTTGACCACTGAACCCCTTTGTATCCACTGGTATTGTGTTTCGGCCTTCTCTTGTTCTGCTGATTCTCTGCGATCGTGCATAGCCGCAGATTCTCACGTCGATTGTCGAGCGTATCGCTATTCTGGTGATCTACCAACATTCCTTTAGGCGCATTCATTATGAAACGCGCCATCGGAAGAAAGCGGTGTTTCCCAGGAGCGTATGTTTCGTTCCTTACTGCGTAGCCATTGCGATTTGGACAAAAAGACCACTTCCAACGGCTGACCCGCTCGAAATCTAAATCATCAATTTTCGCTGTTTTGTTTTTGGACAGGGGGATTAACTTCATCCTCTTCCCACTCACATTACAGGAACAACACCGCGTGTCAAGGAGGAGTCATGTGCCAGCAAAAGGTATGTCCCTCTTGTTTCAAGCGCATTCCTGCCCGTGCAACAGAATGCACGACCAACGGCTGTCATCACATCTTCGACGAATCCCAGCCCAACGTCGCACCTATCGGCCGTACTTGGCCCGTAGGTACGATTCCCGACGCCACCGGATATTCGGGAGGAGGTGATCGTCGTCCAAGGGTCTTTTGACCCGGCGCGGCCTAACCCACCCCGTCATCCCACCCCAAAGGAGGAGCCATGAACATCGAGGGAATCGTCTACTGCGATTTCTGCCGCCAGGCGATATTCCCCGAGGATGTCGCTCCGGTCAAGATCAAGGTGGATGAAACGACCTACCGGTTTCACTACCACAATCGCCACAACCGGGACTGTTCGGCTCTTGAGCTTGACAGTCTCAAACAGCGTTTCGCAGCCGCCCAACAATAAGGGCGGCTTTTTCTACAGAGGATTTAATGGATCTGATTGCTCGTCCTATTTGGCGGCTTATAATCGGTTTAATCTTCGTTACTTGGGAGCCAGGCGTGGGAATAGGGCTGCTTCCACAAGCAATTCGCGATAGCTATCAGGCGGAGGAGCGCCATCACGCTTGTGCGATCCTTCGGACGGATTTTCGGGATCAGTGGAACGACCTCATTGCCGTACTCCAGGACTTCACTCTCAAACGCACATACATTGAGAAGGGCGGCGGCAACAAGTCGCCAATTTCTAGGACAATCGACGGGCTTTTTTTCGCCCGCGGTTGGGTTGAGAAGAGTTTCGATATTAAGGTGACCGCAGACGGGGCTGAAACACTCGCTCCCACCCATCACGTCGATTACTACAAGAATCGGATTGCGATCGAGACAGAATGGAATAACAAGGATCCGTTCTTCGATCGAGATCTCACGACTTTCCGCCTGCTTTTTGAATTGAACGTTCTGAGTGTGGGCGTGATCGTCACGCGCGCCGACGAGCTTCAAGATCTCTTTATGGAGCTCGGCAAGACCACGGCCGCGGGCCAATCGACGACTCACATGTCCAAACTGATTCCGAAAATGCACAACCGAGCCTCCGGCGGATGCCCGGTGCTTGCATTCGGAATTACGAAACGAAAGTACGATCCAGACGCTTAGTCCGCGGCAACTTCGCTTCTTGAGTGGTTTGCGTACGTGTCCCAGGTCGGAGTGTAAGACTCGTCCGCCTCATTGCCCCATGAAGCCCAGCGCTTGCGTTCTCCGCGCGCAAAGAGCTCGATAAACGGACCGGGGCTGCACGATTCGAAGATCTTGTACTGCTCATCCGGCTTGCGAGAGTGCTCGCGCTTCCGACTGCACAAGTAATTGACCTGCGTCCTTCCGGGTTTCAGCGTCCTGGCGTTCTTTCCCCGGACCCCGAAAAGAATGAGCTCCGTCACATTGCGGAAGTAGAATCCCACTCCGCGTCCATCGGAGCCGCCGTCCTTGCGAATCTTGTGCCACACCAAATTGCTTTTGTACTGGAATCCCCACGCCTTCATCACCTGAATTCCTTCAGGGAGCAGCGCGTTCGGACACCAGAGATAAAGATGGGAAACGGACGCGGCGATTCTTTCGACGGGCAGAGCCTTAATATCGTCGAGCTTCAATGTGCCGTAACGCGCCAAACGTTTATGCTCAGGCGCGATCTTTCCAGTCCGATTCTGGAATTGCCATGGCGGATCGCACAGAATCGTGCCGAATCTACGGTTTCCTACGAATCTCAGCAGATCCTCGCTAGGCGCGGTATTTACCACAATCTCTTTCGACCTATTCATTGCACCCTAATCCTCGCATTTTCTTCGCCCCTCCGCAATTAACCGACTGTGGACAATTAGCTTGAAATTATTGGCATACGTGCGAGCATTAGATGGTCGCAAAACCAACCGCCCCACTTAGCTGATGGGGATGCGCGAATCAGCGCGGCGGGTAGTGACAGGAACCCCGCATCACTTTGAAACATATATGGCTTGTCCTTTTTACCGCCCTTTTCCTGCCTCGCGCCTACGCAATAAGCCCATATCCCGTTCCCGCCGTACAAAACGTCGCTCCTAGCTCACCACAGGGGCAAGAAACCACTACTACGGTCGCCGCCTACATCCGCCAGGAGGCCATTGCCTATGGGATGAATCCAGTGGACGCGCTTTGGATCGTCGGCCACGAGTCCCAGTTCGGGCAGAATATGCGCGGCGACGACGGCCAAAGCCGGGGCTACTGGATGATTTCCAGCGTCTATCACCCCGAGGTTTCCACGGCTTGTGCCGACGATCTCCAATGCTCAACTGAGTGGAGTTTGAATTGGATTCTCGGCGGCCACATTGAGCAGTGGTCCACCTGGCGATTTCGCTGTGAATGGTATAGAAACCAGAATCCGCCCGACTGTAATTAAGTGCCGCCTCCGCGCTCAAACACGGTTGCTTTCGAGGCAACACTCCTTTTTGTCATTACATCCAACCCTGAGAGGGGGGGCGTAGTGTGTGAATTCTTCGATGTGGACTCCGGAAGACCGTGTCGAACTAAATAACTTGGTCGAGCGGCTCATCAATATCAACTATTTGCTCAAGCTCGAACCCTGTTCCCCGAGGGTCCATATTTGCCTTCAAATTGCAGACAAGGACCTTGAACGCCTCAAAAGGTTTATCCACGAGCCAGCGGTTGCCCTCACGGACGACTAAGCATAGCTCGTGATGGTCCGTCGCTATCAGTGATCCTCGATCACTCTGGGTTGCGCGAATCGATCCGGTGACACGTCGTTCGGGTCGCATCGGTGTTTTCTTTCGGCGTCTTCGAATCCGGAATCATCCATCGCGTGAATCACGGTTCGGAAGCACCGGGTGCAGATCAGATCAACGGTCGAATCTTTATTCACTCGCCGGACGAAATCTTCGAGTACGCTCATGGGTCGATCCAAAAAAGTGGGATAAGGCCACAATTTTATGAAATGCCTGCGGACTTTGCAAGCAACGCTCACATCAAGCTCACCAGCTTATTCTTGGGTTCTCCTTGACTTGAACATGAGAATGAAAAGAGTGAGCGAGACGCCGAAGCACATTCCGCAACCGATGAGCGAGACCATGTCAACGGCATGAAGCCTTTGGAGGCGCGGCGTCGCGAGGAGTGGAAGAAGACCGATAAATCCAAAGAGGAGTGCGCTCACGGCTCGGCGTCTAAACTCTCTATTTTCGGGCATGGGATTCTCCAAGGACAGGATTATACCCCCGGGTGGAGGGGCAGAACAGCAATCCTTTTGCCTATCCCCAAGCCCCCGTGCGCTCTTCCTTCACAGAATCTTCATCTTCCCAGCGCTACCCTGTATATTGCCTGCTTATGGGGCGAGCAAGGGTCGAACCTGCGAACGATCACGAATGACCCATCCAGTTGGAAAAGCGAAAAGAATTATCTTTTGCACCGCGCGACACTCCTTGAATGGGGCGGCGGTTTTTTCTAAATGTGGCGTGCCCCGAGGAACTTCAAAATTCTTTCCGTGAACGTGTCATGGCCGGGGATCAATGAAATGAAAAGATCGGACGCGCGGCGCAACGGACGATTCACACCCTGCTCACGCTCCACACCGGAATCAACACACGATTCCACTCTCTCCGGAACATTCCGGAGAACCAAGGCAACTTGAGATGTCATCAAGGAAAACCCCAAAGTATATGAAGACGAAAACGGGCCAAATCGAAATATGGTCTCTGGCGAACAGTATGCCCTAAATTCTCTCGTGATGCCAGAATGTTTTCCACAAACTGAATCGCCAGACTTATCCCCAGGCCCCATTGCGCTTTCCTGCCGGTGTGCTTTCATAAAGGCACTTAGATTCGGATAGACCTTGCAAGCTTTGTCCTCGGCATCAGTTCTCTGCAAGGTCTACTGGTGCTAAGGACAAAGCTTTTTTTGTTTCCTTCAATTGCTTGCGCCGGAGTGGACTTCTCCTTTGATCGCCCGCTGGACTTCAAGCAGTTCTTTGAATGATGGTGAGTTGGAACCGCGTTTAACCGGCCTGTGAATCAGGTTGGCGAGCAGTGGGTTTTAAACCAATCGCACAACCCATCATCACTCAGAGAATTGCCGGTAAAGCAGTACGAGCAAGGATGGCAATTGGCGACCGTTGCCGCATCAGGACCGTGAACTGACTGCGATCGCAAAACCCATCCGCAATGATCGTCAAAGGTTCTTCGCCACAAGGAGCGTGCAAGCATGGACGCAACAGGATTTCATCAGCTCTATTTCACCTCCCTCTTCAATGCCAAAAGAAGGGGAGGGTTCTAAGAATTTTCGGCGATCAAAAAATGACCGGCGGGGAAGTCGCTTACCAACCCGAACAAAAAGGAAATGAAGAGGGGAAATCAAGAGAGGGGTCGGCGAGTGAACACGGCCTTCTTGGCATAGCACCTCAGGCATCTAGCCTCTTCCTCGTCAGCTCCCGTGATCCTTATTGGACCTTCAAATCCGGTCCACGTGCCGCCCCACCGTATCCAGTCATCGCTCCAAATTTCAAGCGTCCCCTTATTGCCGCATTCGCCGCAAACAACGTCCCAATAAGTTGACTCCCTACTCATTTGATTTCCCGCCGAATCCCTTTATAGCACCACTACCACGTCCCCTTCACCGCCGCATCGAGCGCCATCTGCCGCTGCTCAATGAATTGCGAATAATGCTTTTCTACGATCCTCGGAGAATTTCCCAAAATCGCTGCTACTTGGGCGATCGGAACTCCGGCAGAGATCAATTCCGCCGCGAGCGTATGGCGGAACTTGTGAGCCGTGACGTGAATGTGTGCGACTTGTCCCAAGCGCTTCAAGGTGCGCCACCAGTCCGTCACAGCAGAGTGGACGGTGCTTTCCCCCGACCAGAAAAAATACCCGCTCTTATTCATCTTCAGAAGGGCGGAAGTGATCTCAGGATGTGCGGGAATCGACACGCGCTTTCCATTCTTCTCCGTTCGCAATATCACCTGTCCATCAACGATCTTCGATGCGTCTAGCTGTACGGCGTCCCCGATTCTCATTCCCGTCCACCTGAGAACGGCGACAAATGCCCGCACCCGGTCGCGGTTCTTTTCCCCATAGATCCCCCAATTCGGAAACTTGTCTATCGCCTTGATTATTTTTTGAAGCTCCTCTGCTTTATAGGGCTTGACCTCAATCTCGTCAATTTTCGGCAATTTCAAAGATTTCGCCGGGCTTTTTTCGACCCATTCACGTTCTACGCAGAACTTGAAGAACGACCTCACGCGCCCGATTTTATACGTTGTCGTCTGCAATCCCACCGTCCATGATTCCCGGAATCGGGACACATCATCCACGGTGAGAGACCGGACGGGCACATCCCCGAAGAACTCCAGGGATTCCCGCTTTAGCAAGCGATGCTTTTGCACGGTGCCAAGGGCCGAGCCGTTCGCCTCGTGCTGCGCGATGAAGCGGTCATAGGCGTCGGAAACGGAGATTATATTTTTCCGCCCGTGGATCTCCCAATCCCTGATTTTCTTCGTGGCAGCTTCCCAGTTTGTGAGATCAAGCGAGCGCCGGATGTTCTCGTCATGCAAAACCCCCTGTACCCAGATCGGACACGAGCATTTCGCGGCCCGCGAACTGAACCGGCACTTTGCCCGATGACGGCGATAGAGCGTAAGCAT